TGTCTGCTCTACCTCGTACAGCTTGGTGTCGTTAGCCATCTTAGCCAGCTCACCGTCTTGAGCCATTTTAGCCAGTTCAAGCTGCGCCTTGGCTGCGGCAGCAGGATCTGGTATCAGCTTGTCGATAAGCTGTGAACCGATGCCTAGAAGTGCGGTTAGTGGGAACATGGCTTACTCCTGTGGTTGTTGTACCGCGCCTCTAGCCGCGCCAGTAGCTACATCATTAACAGCATCTGCAACCCATTGGATGCCATACTTGCGTCCAATTTCTATAGCATCTTGTATTTTCTTCTGGTCAAACCCAGACGCTCTAGGTTGTACAGATTGGAATACCTTAACTGCATCGCTAGCGTTAAGCAACAATTCTTTAAGACGTGATTCGGTAGCTTCCGACGCTTTTTTTGCCCAGAATTTGCTAAATAGTGAAGTGATGGCGTAAGTCGCGCCCGATACAGGGTTATAAATACGCGAAAGTACCTGCTCCGGTGGTAGTCCGGTCAGCATTTCAAAACCCGTTTTTGGAACAGTCTCACCTTTAAAAGCGACGTTACTCAAGTCTTTTGTCATGCGGTCAGAGACAGTCACAAAGTCCTGCACCTTCTGAGCATAGGTTGGGCCAAACACGCGGTTGAACACAGCGGCGTTATTACGGTCAGACAGCGCAGCTATTGGGTCTTTAGAAGATACTAAGTCGTCCAGCATGAATGAGCGTACAGCGTTAACGGAATCTTTATTTGCGCCGTATTGCTGCATGAATTTGTTAGTGAAATTCACATCTCCATACATCTTATTGACCAATTCCTGAGCGCTGCCTATACCTTGAGCGCTAATGATTTGTTCTCCAGCCACACGCTGGAAGTCGGCGTTAAGACGGGTGCGTTCTGCTAGTAGTTTTTGTACGTCAGTTGTTGCACTTTGCAATTCGTCGCGCAAACCAGGAACAAGCGAAACACCGCCCTCATTTTTCTTGAGCCATTTAGCTGCTGCTTTAGGGTCTAGTACATCATTCTTGAGCGCTGAGTTAGTAAAGCTATCCAAAAAAGCCGAACGAACCAACTTAATACCTTCCGGGCCAGTAGCGTTGACAAACTCGCTGACATTAGACTTATTGCCAATAATGGCGGGGGCAATTTGCTCCGCAAACTTCTTGCGGTCTACAGCCGCTAAGGTAGCTGTATCAAATGGCAGGCCCACCTTTTGCAAATAGGCTTTGTCAGCATTGCGGTAAGCGGTCACAAAGTCCGGGTCGAGGTTGTCGATGTGACCGCCAACACGCGCTTTCAACTCGGACAATAATCGAATATCAGTTGGCACATCAGTCTTGCTCAACTGGCGGTTGATCTCGCGTTTGAGCGAATCCAAGTCTTCAACTGTAGCGGCGCTAAAATCTTTGCCGCCAGGTGTCATAGGCTTGCCTTCAGCGGTCAGAATGGCGCTTGGCTCTATAGCGGTTGGTTTGAACCGCGATTGCACCCGACTATAAATGGACGGAAACGTCTTGAACACGTCGGATGCTCGTTCACCAGCTACAAAATTGTAAATGTCGTCTACTGAACCAGCGGGAAGTTCTACATTCTTGGCTTTTGCAATATCAAATGCCTCGGCGTACAGTGGCTTTACTTCTGCATATGCCGCTTTTTCTTTCTGTGCGACTAAGTTGGCCACACGTTGACCAAATACATTCGGGTCAACAGATTGGCTTTTGTAAGCGTCAGCAATTTGCTCTTCTAAAGAACGCACTTTGCGAACTTGTGCTGCGGCTAAGTCAGGGCCAACAGCCGTAACTACAGCTTTGGTTGGGTCGCCAAATAAACGAATTTGGTTTTGTAGCAGTGCAGCTTTGGCTGATTCATACTGCGCTCCATATTGAGCGCGGAAAACAGGGTCACGCGCCGACAAATTTTGGATAAAGTTGTTGATGACCGGGTTATCGGCCAGCAAAGCCGACACAGGCATATTGACCTTTGCGCCGCCCGGTGCTTTTAAGGACACACTTTCTTGAGCTTTGGCTGCATCAGTCAACGCCTTCATAAAGTTAGGGTCAGCCGCACCTGCCGCAACAAAAATGTTGCTGATGCGGTTATCCACATCTTTTAGCAGTTCATCTTCAGGAACTGTGCCGCGCACCCTATCCCACTGCCCCTTAACCAGATCAAAACCTTTACCAGCCAAAGGCGTAGCCTTGAGCGTCGTACCCATACCGTAGGCTGACAAACCTCCGCCCAACAAGCTGCCTGCAACTTGACCGACTACAGGCGCACCTACTTTCTCGCCAAAAGCCCCACCAGCTTGGCCACCGCCTTCAGCACCACTGCCAACTACGGCTTGTTCAGCGGGGCGCATGATGGCTTGTCCAAACATCCCCATACGTCGAGTTGCAGCTAGCGCGGGAAACAAATACGACTCAGGTGCTGCGGCCGCTTCAATACCAGCAGCAATAATCTTCTGACCACCGCCCTGTGGCTGCGCTCCTGTCGTACCAAGTGCTTGCATCAGCGGCTGGCGCACGGCCTCTCGGCCTGTTTGATAAGAATCAACTACTCCAGTAGCAGGTGCTTGTGGTGGCGCTCCAGCAGCGCGCATACCAAGTTCTACGGGGTTTACACCAAACCTGCCCAGCGTATCAAAAACTACATTGGCTGTTCCAGATACCATTCCAGCACTGCCTGCCAAGCCTTTACGAAGCGCCTCAACACGATAGTCTCCCGTAGGTACGCTAGGACGGTCAGCAGGACGCAACTCGATAGCCATTGCAGCTAATTGACGTGCATCATCTGTATTACCTGCTGCATCTGCTTGACGCAGCGCATCCATGACTTGTTCGTAAGTAGCCATTATTTTGCCTTTGGAGCGTATTTATCTAGCAAACTTTGATCGGATGAAGACCGCGCTGTAGCGTTAGTAACGGGCGTAGTCTGAAGCTCGGGAAAGTTTAGCGCCGTATCAATGGCAGCAGGATCGTAACCTTTGTTAAGCCTAGCAATACTGCGCTGGCTTTCAATTTCAGCCCTTGCTTTATCAATAGACACTTTCTTAATAGCTTGCAATGTGCTTTTAATTTTGTTTTGCGTATCCAGTGTCGGGGTTGACGTGAATAAGTTGGACAAGTAATCAGCCGTACCGCCAAGCAATGCTGGGTCAGCACCAGCCGCCTTCAACTCTTTTTGGCTCAAGTCGCCAGCTCCTGAAATAGCCCTAGCAAACTGCACTTGAGCCGCACGGAACGACGCAAAGTTATTAGTCTTAATTGAGTCTTCAATAGTAGTCAGCGCATTATCAGCCGCAAACACAGTTCTGGCTTGTGGTTCGATAGTCTTTTGAACTGACGCACGGAATCCCGGAATATCTACTAAAGCCTTGTCTCCAGGCAATACTAATTTAGCAGCTCCAGCAGAAGCCTTACGGCCTTGTTCAGCTTCAACACGCTTATTGATTACGGCGCGTTCAGTAGGCGTAAGTTGTGCAAATGTCTTGTTATATAGTTCTGCGGATACAGCCTCGCGGTCTATACCGAAGCCTGGCCCTTTGACCTCTTTAGTCGTCAGGCGTTCTAGTTGAGCCAACTCACCGGACGCACGGCGAAGGGCTTGATCTCGTTCTGGACTTGGAGGCAGATTAGTATATTGAGCTACTTGTTCTTCTAGATTGGAAATCTCACGCGCCAATTGAATATCGTTTGGAATACCTTGTAGACGCTCTCGCCCAGCTTGCGCCAAAGACGCTTTTGCGGACGCTTCGCGTTGGCTTACCAAAGCGCCGCTTTCTTGCATTTTGCGGTATTCTTCTTGCAGCATAAACGCGCCTTGAGCATCGCCAGCTTGTTGCAGTGCAGCAATGCCTTGCTGTACGGATGCAGGGTCGCCTGGGTTAATCTGTTTAGCTACAGCCTGACGCACACCAATCATTTTTAGCTGCGGGTCTTGCCCACCTAAAGCGCCGCCTATCGCCCCAGCCAAGCCAGACGCGCCGCGCCCAATGGAGTAGTTGGCTTGCTGAAATGGTGTTAGCTGTGCAAACTGCAAGGCTTGAGCATCCGATCTGGCTTGTTGCGCTTGTTGGTACGCCTCGGGTGTCACGCCGAATAAGGATTGAACGATGTCGGTTGCCATGATTAATAGTTCCCTTCACCAAACGTGCCGCTACCACCACCAAAAGGCGCGTAGTTGTAGCTTGGGCTAAAGGCGTTACTCAATCCTCTTTGCAGCGCTGGGTTCTGACTACCTTGCATCAAGGCTTGTGCAAACGGATTGTAGCCATTGGCTGCTGCTGTAGTACCTGCCGCAGCCATACCGCCAGAATACAAAGCATTTGCGCCAGTTTGGTTTACATTACGCCCACCAATTGCAGCGCCCATATTTAAAGCATCTTGACCCAGACTCTCAAGACCCGTAGCACCTTGTAGATAAGCCTGGTAAGGCGACAAGGCACTGACCTGACCACCGTAGCCTTGCGTAAGCAAGTTGCCACCTGTACCAAACAAACCAGCGCCAAAGGCTGTTTGCTGCTGACCAGCTTGTTGAGCGTTTGCTGCCAATGAAGCATCTTGCTGTGCTAATGCGTTGTAATAGGCTTCCATCTCAGGGCTTGCTGCACCTAGCCCCGCTGCACCGCTTGGACGCGCTCCAGTAGCACCTACTGCCAAACCACCACGACCTGTCTGGAACAACTGATTTTGTAGCTGCGAGAACTGGCGCTCGCGGCTTGGGGCTAACAACTCTTGTTGGCTTGTCATGTACTGTTGCGCTGCCTGTTGTGGCGACTGAGCTAGGTACTGCTGACCAAGGCCAAACAGACCCTGCGCTGCGCCTTGCAGTGGCGCAAACTGCTGTTGGGCTTGTTCAGCCTGAGACAACCCACCGCCAGCTAACCCAAGAAATCGGTCTTGATAGGCTCTCAGCGTAGGGTCTAGTGTGTAGCCAGCACCACTAACTCTACCATTAGCATCAGTCTGGAAATTAGACTGACCAAAGCGGGTCGTGATGCCTACAGGCCTGAACCGCGATTCTTCAGCAGCTAGACGTGCTGCCTCTGTTTGCGCGGCGGCTTGTGCTTGGGCTGCACTTGCCGCAGAGTCCCCCTGCATCATGCCACCAAGTAAACCAGCACCTGCTCCAATTGCTGCACCAATCCAAGGCATATTAAGCTCCAATCAAAATGTCGTCCACTTTTGACGGGTCAGTCTCGTCAGTGGCGTGAATACAAAACCAAACACAATCCGTTATAGCCTTAACGCCATGCGTTAGCCCAGCCTTAATCTCAATGCAGGCTGGTGCTTCGATTACCTCAATATCATCGCCCTTCATCACTGCAACCTTGCCTGATGCGAGGATAGACAAGTGGCTAAAGCTATGAGTATGCTTCAAGATGGCTGTGCCAGCGGATATAACCGTTTGCTTGGCATACAGTCCATCACTGAAGTGGTGCGTAATCATGCTGTGCGCTTCCACATATAAACTGTGATGTACGGCTGGTAATTTGTATTTGTTGCTGACGTACCAGCCGAGCCAATAGTCGTGGTTATGTTTGCGAAGGAAGTTGATGTGTCGCCACTACCAGATGGAATTTGTCCTGATGGTTGCCCAAAACCAGCGCCAGTTTGACTTGCGGCAGAGTGCGCATGGCCTGAGTCTGTTGAAGTGGCTGAGTGATTGTGAGATGGCAATGTTGAATCAGCACTGCCGCCTGTCTCTTCAGCGGTGTCGAACAACGGGTTTGCGGCGTTAAAACCTACAGGAACGCGCCCTGCACCAAACGCTGACCAAGTGCCAAAGCCAAGCAATGTGCCAGGGTTGGTTGCGTTTGTAGCGTTAATGTAGATAGAACCGACTGGGTGCAGTGCTGCCATTGCTGCTTGGACGAACGCGGTGGTGGCAAGTAAGGTTGAACTATTGCCAAAAGTTTGCGTAGTTGCTGTAGTGCCTGATGGCAGCGTTGGAGTACCCGTAAACGTAGGTGATGCCAATTCAGCCTTAGTTGCCACTGCAACGGCAATGTTGACAAACTCTATGTTAATCTCCGTACCCTTGACAATTTTCAGGGGGTCACCAGAGGTTAGCGCATCCTTAGTAGCGAAGTTGGTACTCTGTATATAGTTGCTCACGATATTTTCCCATCTTTTGATTGGATTTCAATTCGCTGAATTGAAAGCGCTGAACCGTTAATATTCGACTCATAGCCAGTTTGTACAATTTTACCGCTTCCGCTTGCTGAAACGCTTAATATCTGTAAAGCGATACCGTTGGCATACTCAGATACTACGGTAGCGTTAGAGCCGTATTCAGCGATTCCGAATTCAGAAACTTTTTGTTTTGGAATTTGCGCGTTTATTGACTGATAATTTGCGCTAAAGTCAAAACCCCATTTCAGCGTCACAAACTGGTTTGTACCGCCAATCACGATTACCTTTAAACGCTTTAGCAACGAGGTAACATTGGCATTGCCCAAGTCAGCATGGTTGGTGTAATACAGCATCCGATATGCTGCTGTATCGTCTTGCGAACCGCTGTACTTGGCGATATAGCTTGTCTTGCCCAATAGCAAATCGCCATTTCTTCTCGACAGTAAAGCTGACGGCTGTATAGAATCCCAGCTAGTTACCCTAAACGAGCCATCTTGTAACTGCCCACGGGTATCAAAGCAAAACACCTCTTTGACAAATGGCAGCGTTATCAAGTAGAACGCTTCTTTTTCACTGTATACCGACTTAATGTTTGCAAGCGTTTCACCCGCCACAATGTTCATAAAGTCACTACGCACGTTCTTGGACAGGTCACCAATTGGCACAGACTTCTCGATTACAGTCCTTGCAAATGAACGTACACCTGAATTTGACAAAAATAGAACGTCTTTGCCCGTTGATTGAATAGAGTCTCTGGCGATGCAACCAATACCAGCTACGGTATCGGCCAGTGTTATTGTCGACGGCGCAGTAGCGCCCGAGTAGACCAGAATCTGCCGCTGTCCAAAGATAATCAGGAAGTTGTTGTGCGCTGCCAAACCCGTAATGTTGTCAGCGCCGTTAGGCCATACCTGATTGATGTTCAGTGAACCTGAAGTGCCACCCGTCCAAACGTGGCCTGAAAGCAAGTCAGAGAAAAATACGGTGGTGTTATCTGATGCTGTATCGGCCACCCAAAGTCGACCATATGCGCTGATAACGATGTTGCCTGAAGGCACAGTACCAGCATATCCAGTTTTCTCGCTGACGCGCCTGAAGGTCGTGGTGCTAACAGTTGGGTCAAAGATCAGCGGGTCATGCCCGTCTTGAAAAAAGAAAGTGATACCGTTCAACGAGGCGCAAGCCCAGTTATTAGCCGTGATGGTAGGGGCAGTGCCACCACCGCCGTAAGTCAGCTCAACGACTGCGTTAGAGCTGTCTAGCTTAAACAGTTTATTGTTGCCAGCAAAGAGGATTGTCAGAGTTCCGTCAGTTTGAACCAACTCATGAATTACCCCCGGAGCATTCGCACCCAAATTACCCGCAGTTGAGTTAACCCTAACCCAGCCCTTGCGCGATCCAATCCTACCAAACTGGTCAATCACGCAGTTGGTCGCAACCAGCGCAAAGCCAGCCGCCAAGTCCAACGGCGAATCTTGCGTATTCAGCCCAAAGAAACCTGGTGCTGAAATACTAACAGTTTGTAGAGTTTGGCTCATATCGCAACAAACTCTTGGTTCTCCGGGTAGCGTGTACCTTCCAGTGCAATCTGGTCAGCCAGCATACCCTTGTATAGGTTGTAGGCCTCGGACGAGTTTAAGCCGCCGTCCTCACCGCGTTCGACCAATGCTCTTGCATAGGCGTTCTGCACCACCAAGAAGTCAGGGACAAGCACAGACGTGCCATCAGCAGCTAATGGGGCTTGTGGTACTGTCACCGAGAACGGTATGTTGTAGACCCCATCAGGGCGTGGGAACAATGTTACTTTGGTGTCGCCGCTACCGTCTACACCCTCAAATGTATAGTACTGGGGGATTCCGTTGGTAGTCGGCACAAGGTTTTGGTAGCGGTTCATCTCCACAAAGGTGATGTTTTGCATCCCAATATTAGAAGTTGTATTCAGCGCGTCTTGCACTTGAAACTTCTGCCCTGCGCCCGTCATTGAGTATTGGTATGTTGCGGCTACCGTAGAGATATTGACAGTCTGACCCAATACATTCCAGCTGAAAGCATCCTCAATCTGACGCTTGGCATCATTTACAAACAGACCAATCAAAGACGAGTAAGCAGTCGCATCATTCGATGCGACTTGAGTTTCGCGCAAGCGAATCAGCACATTGTTTATAAGCTGGAGGTAGGTCATTTCTTGTTCCTTGCGCTAATTGCCTTGGCCTTGGATTTAGCATCTGCTTTGGATGTTGCACCCCATGCCTTCAAGGACAAAAGTAAGCGAGTAGGTTCGCCATCCTTGTGCTCTGGGCCTGGGTTGCCAGCCATCCGCGCTAAAAAACTAGCCCTGCGAGGATTATCGCCTGCTTTGACTGGCGGCTTGATGTTTTGCCCAATGGCTTTCAAACTAGCCCGTCCAGCAGCGTTTAAACCACCTTTAGGA